GGTTTATCAGCCAAAGAGCTGTTCATGGGCCTATTAAACGCCCCAATTGAGAAAATCTGTGTTGAGAACCCTATTCCCTCTAAGGTGTTTAATCTGCCCCCATACGGGCAAGTGATACAACCCTGGGAGTATGGACACCCGTTCTCTAAGAAAACCTGTCTGTGGCTTAAAAACCTCCCCCCACTAATGCCGACAGACATTGTGGGCAAAACAGAGAGCACTAAGGTCCCAGGGAATTGGTTCAACAAGGGAGGTAAACAAAGACAGATTAACAGGTCCGTCACGTTCCAGGGCATAGCCGATGCAATGGCTGCCCAATGGGGTTGACAAGGTTTAAAAATGTTTGATAAGATTCGCTCAGTTGTCGTAGTGGTCAACAAATTGAAGCCTTTTACACATGCCTCGCCCCGTTCACTGGGGAACCACTACGGGGCAGTTGTAAGAGGCTTTTTTTTTGATCCGACAATACGGGGGCATGACCTACCCCTTGAGAATGTGGATGCGACAGACTCAGATAAACGTGGTGAACAGGGCGTGTGTCTCCTAGGCAACTTCGGGGCAGTGAAAACTCTGGTTGAGGTAGTACTCAATAACCTAGATAAACGAGAGCATCTGACCCTTGTGGATAACTTGGGAATAAGCACCTGATAAGTTTCTTCTATCAGGTCTCTATACCTATGGCTTAAAGAGAATGTACATGCAAGTTTTTAAAAATAATGTTGAGGTCCTGTATACCATGTCCCGTACAGAGGCGAATATCCTCTTGGACTGGGTGAAGACAGGCCAAGAGATGCCCTCTCATATAGTTGACTGGGCTTTGTTTGTGACAGGGGATAACGCCCCTTATCGCTGCGCTGAGGGCTACGCTCAGGGGCTGCGCCAGCAGACCCACACTGGGCTTATCTCTAACATGAAAGGCTAAACATGGAAAACCTTATAAAAGAGGCTTTAGACCAATTAGACAGTTATCAGGTGCTCAGGTATCCACAGCACCTGTATAACGCCCGTAGAGCTTTATACAAGGCTCTGGAGAGGTTACAAGCGCAGCCACAAGCGCAGCGCAGTAACCGCCCTGAAGACCTCGTAGACCCGTTCCATGACATTCAATACTTGACCAATAAGAAAGGACTTTAAGATTAACGTTGACTAGACTAATCATCTAACTGTATACTGTACACATCTACTCAAGTAGATATTTCCTAACCATCAGAAAGGCTTAAACATGAACATTTGTATAAATTGCAAGCACGTCAACACGCCAGACGTGAACAGTCCTGAGTTCTCCAGATGCACCTTTGGTGCCCAGGTCTCCCCTGTGACTGGCTTTCTTCCCAATCCCTCAGAGTTACCCTACTGTAAAGTAGAACGTCTCCCTGTAGGTGTCTGTGGCCCCGTAGGGTCTAACTATGAGGAGAGAGACAATGTTGAGTGATTTACTTTTACTTGCTCTTTTATATGAAAGACTAGAAATGTGGGAAGAAATGCTCATACGTCTGGTTGCATACGAATATCTCAAGGAGATTAAAAATGTCTGACTTCACACCAGAAACTAGAAACAGTGCTATATGGTCAGGAGACTCCCGTATGGTAGCCAACGGTAGAGCCAATGACGTGGTGCTCACCAAGCTCGGCATGCTGGAGATACCCGATTTAAGTGGTATAGAAGCTGTCCAAATGGGTCATGTCATGGAGCCTGTGATAGGTAGACTGGCCCAAGACAAGTTACAGGTAGAACTCACCAAGATAGAGGAGGCTATCACTCACCCTAAAGAACCGTGGCTCAGGTCACACTTTGATTTTGTAGGAAAAGAAAATGGACAGACTATCCTTGTGGAGTGCAAGAACTATAACCAAGCTGTACGCAACAAGTTTGAGACTGGAAATCTACCTCCTGCTGACTTGGCTCAGTGTATCCACGAAGCAACAGTCTACGGTTGTGAGAAGGTCTATCTGGCGGTCCTATTTGGTGGTCAGGAGTTTCAACTTTTCCCTGTGCAAGTCACGGATGAGATGAAACTGGAGCTGCTCACCAAAATGGCAGAAGTCTGGGCACGTGTTCTCACCCGTGACCCCTACCCCCCCGAGACCGTAGAGCAAGCAAAGCTACTCTTCCCCACTGATGACGGAGCCTCTAAAACAGCCTCTCAGAGCGTTGAAATGGCTTGCCAGTCACTGAGTGCTATCAAAGCCCAAATCAAAGCCCTAGAGACCCAAGAAGAGGCTCTACAGACCCTGATAACAGGATACATGGGTGAGAAAGCTAATCTGGTGAGCTTAGAGGGTAAGGTGCTCGCCACGTGGAAGTCTGCCAAGGGTAGTGTGAAGTTTGACTCTAAGCTCTTCCAGTCTTCTATGCCTGACCTCTATGAGAAGTTTAAAGTAGAAGTACCAGGTAGCAGGAGGTTCTTAGTCAAATGAAAGCATACCCATTCTCACACAAGCACCCCACACTGGGGACCACAACACAATCTGAGGGTATGGACCTCAGAGATTACTTTGCTGGCCTTGCCATGCAAGGTACCATGATTGCATTTAAAAACACACCAAAAGAATCTATCTCTAAATCTGCTTATGAAATGGCAGACTTAATGATGAAAGCAAGGGAGAATAAAGATGAGTAACTTAGTACCTATTGGAGACATTCAGACGATGGCAGAGGTTGCTGCCAAGTCTAAGATGTTTGGCTTTAAGAACACAGAAGAGGCTATGGCTATCATGCTCCTGTGCCAAGCAGAGAACCTACACCCTGCCATTGCCATGCGTGACTTTCACGTCATACAAGGCAGACCAGCTCTGAAAGCAGATGCCATGTTAGCCAGGTTCCAGCAAGCTGGTGGTAAAGTAGACTGGAAGGAGTACACAGATGAAGTGGTTACTGGAATCTTTTCACATCCACAGGGAGGCTCTCTGGAAGTCACGTGGACCCTCAGCAAAGCGAAAGCTATTGGAATTGCGAATAAAGACAATTGGAGGAACTACAGCCGTGCCATGCTTAGAGCTAGGTGTGTTTCGGAGGGCATCAGATCGGTCTATCCTGGCTGTGTGGTCGGTGTCTACACGCCTGAAGAGGTTACAGACTTTGCGAATCCCAAAGAGGTGCAAGCGCCTGTACTACACACTCCAGTACAAATCCTCGAAGAGGAAATTCAAGAAGCAGATGGCGCATACAAGCTGATGCTACCCAACTCAGAAGAACCCTATGCCAGATACCATACTCTTGAAGAGTGGACTCAAGGCTATGTAGAGATGGCTGTGAGAATCAACAACAGCTCTAAATTCTCTGATGAACAAAAGATAGAAAAGCTCACAGGTTTGTCACAAGCAAATGCTGAGTTCCACTCAACCTTAGATTCTTTCCAAAAGATTAAATTGAAAGGTGAGCTTGCAAAAGCAGGAGTAAACCCAAACCCAAAGTTAGAGCAGTCCCTGACAACTCAAGACACGGAACACAACGAGCAAACATTCTGAAACACTTGGAGTCTGGTGCCTCTCTAACCCCTATGGAGGCACTGGACAGATACGGGAGCTTTAGACTTGCAGCACATATCGAAGTTCTTAGAAAACAGGGACACAACATCTTTACAAAAATGGTTAACCAAAACGGCAAAGAGTTTGCCAGTTACACACTCAGAAAGGATACACATGGATAACAACAACAAATTTGAAGAGAAACCAGGCTACGCCATTCTCTTCTACACCCCCCCAGAGATGAAGAAGTTTGAGCAAAGCCCTGACTTTGACGGCTCTATGATTCTCAAGATGGACTACAAAGCAGGTGAGAAGATAAAGATTGATGTCTGGCAAAAAGAGACTCGCACTGGTAAACCCATGCTCTCTATCAAAGAGAACACCTGGGCCAAGGAAAAGGCCCTAGAACGCTCTCAACCTAAAGAAGTCACACCCTCCTATAGACAGCCCCCCAAAACAGGCTACAGAAGACGTGATGACGATGATTCAATACCCTTCTGATGGCAAGTAGTCTCACTCCCACACAGCGCACTCTGGCCTACCTCAGAGAGGAAGGTTATACCTGTGCTATTGTGGAGAGATGGAATCCACACGCTAGGATACGTCAAGACCTCTTTGGGTTTATAGACATCCTAGCCATCAAGAAAGATGAGACTCTGGCAGTGCAGTGCACTTCTACAGGTGTGGCTGCCAGGGTGAAGAAGATACAAGAGTCAGAATACTTGAGTAAAGTGAGGGAAGCAGGATGGAAGATTTACGTGATTGGTTGGAGCAAGAACTCCAAGGGAAGATACGTGATGAGACTCTTAGACATTTCGTAGCACTGGGTGCTGAGATGATGGCTAAGGCTTACAAACAAGGATTTGAAGACGGCATGTCTTTTAATTCTCCAAGTGGGGATGGTGCTTCAGCGCAAGGCTGAGGTTAGGAACAGTGGCTGGCAGGCCCGCTGATACCCCTCAGTCTGCCAATTTCCTAACTAAGAAAGGTTAAACAATGACTAAAGACGAAGCAAAACAAAACAGCGGGTTTGCATTGAATCCAGTCGGATATACGGGAACTTTCTTCACCATTCCAACCCCACTGGAATTTGGCAAGTGGCACAAATGCAGAATACTGGAAGTCAGAGGCGACAAGTTTTTTGTGGAAACCGAAGATGGATTGAAGGGTGAAATCCCGAAAAAAGAATTTACCCCAATGATAATGATAGTGAATGAGGAGAAAGCATGACTGATTTAATTGAACGTTTACGGCTGGGTGATGGTACAAGCCCTGACCACTTGCTGTTACTTGAAGCGGCAGATGCGCTGGAAAAGTCTGTGGAGTGTATGTGCGGTATTTGTAAATTAGGGCCATTACAACGCAAGCCTTTGACAAGAGAAGACATTGATAAATTGCATGAGGAAGACTGTTTTTCTGGGAATATTTATGAGATTACAGCCGAAATCGAAGCCGCACACAACATAAAGGAATAAGAATGACTAAAGATGAAGCATTACGCCTTGCATTAGAGGCGATGGAATTAGTAATTGTTGATTTTGTCTGTAAAAGTGCACATCATGCTAAAAAAGACAGACATGTATTGTTTGAGCCTTGTCCTGTTGTTGAGAGATATAAACAAGCCATTACTGCGATTAAAGAAGCACTAAAAACAAAAGATGAGCCTGTGGCGTGGATGTTTCAGCATGAAGAAACTGGGCGCATCATGTTTGTAGAGGCGCAACAACTTGAATGGGGCTTTGAAAAAGGCAATCCACGTTTGGAAAAGGTTGGTCCTCTATACACCACACCACAACGCACATGGGTAGGACTAACAGAAGAAGATTTAAAACTACTATCTGCTGAATGGCGAATTGTTTATGGCGCATGGATGGACGACTTTGCCAGAGCCATCGAAGCCAAACTAAAGGAGAAAAATCATGGCAACTAAGAAAACCACTAAACCTAAACAACAACCCCACATCTTTGTGGCTACCCCAATGTATGGAGGCATGTGCACAGGGTTCTACACCCAGTCTCTCATGCCTATGCAGCGCACACTAGAAGAGCAAGGCATCAAGTCCAGCTACTCTTTCATGTTCAACGAGAGCCTGATACAAAGAGCTAGAAATGCACTGGTCAACGTCTTTATGCAACATGATGAGTTCACTCACCTCATGTTCATAGATGCTGACATCAAGTTCAATGTCTCCGATATTGTCCACATGCACAACGCCAATGTAGATGTCATCTGTGGCATCTATCCCAAGAAGGAAATCAACTGGCTAGGCGTGGAAAAGGCTGTCCAAAATGGTGTACGCCCTGATGACCTCAAGAAGTACACAGGTAGCCTGGTGGTTAACCTGGTCAACTACTCAGGCCAAGTCACTGTCCCTGTTGACAAACCCGTGGAGATTTGGAACGGTGGCACAGGCTTTATGCTCATCAAGAAAACAGTGTTCAAGAAGCTCAAGAAACACGTCCAGAGCTATTTAAATGACGTGGGGGATACCTCTGGTACCCTCAAGCGTAATCTCATCCATGAGTACTTTCCTGTGATGATAGAGCCTGAGACAGGCAGGTTGTTATCAGAGGACTATGCGTTTTGCTATCTCTGCCGTAAACATGGCATCAAGATACACGCAGCTCCCTGGGCGAACTTAGGCCACATGGGTAGCTACCTCTTTGAGGGTGGCTTACTGCCAGCTCCTTAACGACATCCCCACCGCCTACGGGCGGCTTTCCCTCTTTCACCCTTCCAGTTTTTAGAACGGGCGCAAAATGAACGATGACGTGCTCCTGATTTTTGTGGTGCTTTTAGGTTTGACCCTGTCGCTCGGTTGTATTTTGCTCGGCCTTTTGCTGTCAACCCTCCACCTTTGGATACTGGGAGCTTTTCTCCTCTTCCTACTGACAGGTTGGGCTTGTCTGACATTGTGATCTCCAAAAAATGATTTTTCTTGGTGGCGGGGAGGCTAAATCCGTTTTAGGATTTTTTCTCCCTATGCCATCAGGCTTTTAAAACACGCTCCGCTTGTTGCATAACAATAACACGTTGTTCTGCCCCAAACAAGCCTCCGTTGATGCGTTTGGTGAGTTCGTTGTAATCTTTTGCCTCTGCCAATTGATTGCATCCATGTGTGGCCCAAAACCACCCTCCAATAGCAGCTGCATCCTTGGGTTGTCTAGCCAGATCAGGGTTGGATACTAGGTCTATCCCTAATGCCTGTCCAGCATGATAGAAGTTGTCATGCCCTGTAAGTTGACAGATTGCTGATCCTCTGAACCGCCAACCATCCCCCGATGCCTCATCCCTGTTGCCCATTCTGTTGGAATAGATGTGGTTGGCTATCTTCTCAGGCTGATGAGCATACTTCATAGCCTCTTCATGGCTGGGGAACCGCTTGGGCCACAGCTGCATGAGAGTCTCAGGTCGATAGTTCAGGTTTTCTTCTAA